CGTAATGAAGCCTGGCGAATCGCAGGATGAACTGCGGTTAGGTGCTACACCGCTTATTAACAACTTGGGATTGGGTGCCGTCTTTCCGGCTGTCACCCGTTTTAATGCACCTTCCAGGGTGGTGCTACCATGGAGTTTCCACAAACAACCATGGGTAACTGCTATGCAAGGCACCGTAAAAGGCATTTCTGCCAATAAGCAGCGTATTGCTGTCATCACCGACTATGGCTACACCGTGTTCGACATCGAAGACGGTGAGGTTGAATCTGGTGATGTTATTAGTGGATACCTTAATGAGCATGGCTCTCAGGTATTAACCAATCAAACAACCGGACATAAGCTATACGTCTACGTTGAAGCCATAGGAGCCTCAAGAGAAACCGCCATATCCCTACTGTCCAGGCTTTGACTCAATCTTCAAAAATCAAGATACCTTTTATTGCTTTAGCAGGCGGCTTCTCTTCTTTGTCGCCAAGCAGAAGCTCAATCGCTGCCTTAGATAGATCCACCAGAACCCGCGATGGGTTTTCAATATGCCCAACTCTAACCCGTTCAAGCACCGCTTCAAAAACCTGCCGCTTGATTTCGAGTTCCTTATTTTCTCGATCAGTCATCTTTTTTCCCTCGGCCCATCAGGCAACTACAGAGCTGAGATGCGCTTCTTTGAACCAGTTACCGCCGGTCTCTGTCTTCACGTAGTAGGTGTTACCGCTATCGTCGAAGGCCATCATAGACACGATTCCCGTGCTGCCGAACGGCGTTTTGACTGACTGATCCAGCACAAACTTAAACTTGATTTCCATGTCATACCCCTTGTGTTGTCGTTGGAAAAGCTCCAACACGGCTGGTGACTACTGGGCCCGATCCGCTCAGACCGCATAACCTGTAGGCGCGGCAGCAATCTCTCTGTAATAGCCACCAGCCGTGTTGGCCCTCCGGAGAGGACCAACAACCCAATCCCAAGTTGTTAAAGAGCGGTACTGCCTGCCGCTGCTAACCGACTGCGGCCTTGGCCTATTGCGGTTTGCCCACTCCGGCTTGCTAGGCCGTTTCCCCCGTTTCAGCACGCCATCCTTCGGCGGGAGAGTGGTGCGGTTAATAGAACTCTACAACAGTAGAGTAATTAAGTCAACAAGTGTAGAGTTTTGTGGCACAATAGATCCCGTTCTGATCTGCATCGCAGAGCAGGGCGGGTAATGACTGAAGCACGCCTATTGCAGATGGGTCGGGAACTGCCTCCCGATGGACACTCCGGCCGTCTCCTGACGGTAGCCCTACCAGTGGGGAAATCTGCTGATCTGGTGACACCCGGGAAAGACCGGGGCCAATACGCATGGCGACTGGCAGGCAATAGCCAGCCTCTACGGTCCCTCGAAAAGCTAGAGAGGGCGGAATAGACAAGACCGGGTAGCGCCGGGTGTGCGGGTGCCGAGCTGGAAGGTGTCTAAATCCCGCAAGCCTCGTCCAGTCGCCAGCCGTATGGGCAATAAAAAACCCGCCGAAGCGGGTTTGGTTATTTCTTGCTTGCTGCTGGTGGCGGAGGGTTAGCCTGGCCTTGTTGGTATACAGAGGTGACAGTTTGCACAATCGCTTCGTTTGAAGATTTAATTGCTATAACGCTTCCTGCGGCTATAGCAAACACAGATAGCACAATCGTAATCATGGCGGTACGCGCTTCACTTCTTAAACCGGCAGCGTCTCTGGCTGCATCGGAAGCTATCTGGGAATTGCGTTCGGCGTTAGCGACTAGCAGCTCAATCCGTTTATCACGCTCTTTGCCCTCTGAAACATAACCGCGAAGCTCTCCACGAATATCAGAAACTAGAGCTTGCATATCTCCGCGCATTTCGGCTGATAGCGTCTTTATATCGCCACGAATTTCGGCAACTTTGCTATCAGTACTAGCCTCAATCGCCTTGATTTCAGCAGCAAGCTCATTGCGGGTAATTTCGTTTGCCATCCAGTCATTATCATCGTTAAACGCCACCTGGGCAACACTTGATTTAGGTAGGTAGACCACCTTTTTCGGCTGTTCCTTAGATGGACGCATCTGTTTTAGGTAGTTATCTACCGGCGGCATATCGATTTCATTGCTTTTCTGATTCATTGTTGGCTTCCAACCAGCTAGCTATTGATTCCGCAGAATAGAATTTTATGAAACCACAGTTTTGACAAACAATCGGAACCATAGCCATGCCACCCATGTTGATATTGTCACCAACGAGCGTCATTGTCATTGCTAGGCCAGTCTGCAGATCGCTTTCCTCAGCTTGAATAGTCCATTGAGGATCTTGTGACCCACATGATATGCAGTTGGAGTGTATTTTCTTTTCGACCAAATACTTAACAATTTTGTCAAAAGTCAGTATTTCACGTTTTTTTTCACTCATTTTGTCACCTTCGTATAAACCTCAGCCCTGTCGTGCAGATCCCCAGCTGCCTGCATCATCTCCGTAACCTCATAGACCACCTTGTCGGCAGCTTCCTGGTCATAACCGGGCAGGGTAGGGTCGAGTACCACATCGGTCTGCACAGCTAGCACTCGGTCAAGCGAGAACTGACCATTCGGCATGATGGTCACGATGCGGTCGGTGCATTGTTTGGTGATGGTCATGGCTTTGCAACCATTAGATTTTCGGAATCTGGAAGAGAGTTTTCTAGACCGATTGAATCGCAAAGCAACATGGGCTTATCTGGCGACCCATTCTTTGCCTCGTCGCAAGTAGGCCAGTCAGGCCTCATTCCCAAAATGTATTCAACGCGGTCATGGAAGAGCTTGTAGTCAACCCAGTTGTTATTCGCTGTCGCCGGAATGCTTTCCTTGAAGCTTTGAGGTATCTGACCACCTGCGATAAACGAATGATTGAGTTCACTTTTCAGACCAAGTATTGAGCGTGTTCCGGTAGCAGTGTTTGATGTTGAAACGCTATACCAGTCTCTTTGGTTAAAAACCGAACCTAGTCCAATGATAATTCCTGCGCGAGTAGCCAAAACCTGATGATCAATTAGGTCAAACTTCATGTCTGCTGGATCTAGCAAATAAAGCACGTTCTGAGAGGCCGATCTAACTTGGTCCTCTGTTTTCCCTGGGAACGTTCTGGATGATTCAGCTTTGCTCTTATTGAGGCTTTCAGCAAGTTCCTGAATGGAAGGTGGCGGTCGCGTCACGCAACCGGTCATGGATAGCATAGCTATAGCGAATAAGGCTACGGGCTTCAAGATTTGCCTTTCGATTGCTTCCAAACAATAAAATCAATCACTTTGCCTTTTACCCCGTAAAAAAAGCGCCTATCCCGGGGGTGGATCAGGCGCTCTTGGCGAAATCTTCAGGTTCAACGTCTAAAAGTTTTAGTACATTCAACTGATCGTGCCTTGGCTTTGATCTGTAAGAATTGATGATCTTGGTTTCTTCCGCGGATAGGTCGGAAGCATAATTTGCGATATTTTGGTTGGCTTTGTAACCGTTCTTAGCCGTCGGCGTCATTCCTGTGCCATCTATCAACCAGGCCAAGCTTACCTCCAGCACCTCTGCAATTTGTGAGGCGTACTTGGTCCTTTGACTTCCTCTGGTAACAAGGGCATGAATGACCTTCACGTCACATTTAGACAGTGGGAAACGCTCATATATCCTATCAGCGAGCCATTGCTGACCTTTTCCAAGCTGCTTTAGCCTAAAGTCGATTCGGTTGCCAAGTGTGGAATTGTGCATAAATCTATGTTTCTACAAAAGTAGAGAAAAACATACCTACAACTGTTGACTTGAGCACTCGACAACTGTAGAGTTGACGCATGGAAAAATCACTCAATCAAGCGATCTATTTGTTGGGTTCTCAAAAGGCTCTTGCTGATGCCATTGGTGTAAGCCCAAAAACCATTTGGGCATGGGTAAATAGAAAATCTGTTCCCGCAGAGCATTGCCCAGCGATAGAAAAAGCAACTTCAGGGGCAATCCGCTGCGAAGACCTGCGCCCGGATGTTGACTGGGCATACCTGCGCAAATCACAAAAACCGGAGGCGGCATGAATATCCAGATCCCAGATCGAGACCAGCATCCATGCGTTGACTACTCAGGTGATGACTATCCAAGACTTGGATGCATCCTGACGGTCGACGTTAGCAAGAACGGTTATTCATTAAGGGTCTACTCACCATCTGGCCGAATGCTTGAGGCGTATGCCTTGGTTAAGACCCCAGAACAAATTGCCCATATGGTGCGGCAATGGTGTTCCGAGGAAGTTCCAACGCCAAACACTCAACCGTTGTCCTGAGTGACTTCATACAAATCACTGAATTCAATTTGAACAAGATGACCGCCATCAGACCCCCGATCCTTAACCCGGTAAAACTGGAGATCGCCGCTCCCAAAGAACAACGGTGCCTCATTAGGGTAATTGCTCAATTCTTTGATGAGTTCTCCTACGGTAATCGTTTTAACAGTTTTCATGAGGCCTCCTTGTGTGGTGGCGTTGTTGGTGGAACTTCAATTCTACCGCCTCGGATGGCCTCGCCTTTTTCACCGAACACCTCCTTCACCTGGTGTGCCGAGCCCCCTCGGCTTCGCCCTTCCCATTAGGGCGGGGCGCTTTTTATTTGTAATTCGCGCCGATTGTTACAGACGCACCCGATCAATTCCAGAATCAATTGAGGCAAACATGACTCCAAGACTCGCAGCGCACGCAACCGTTCATGATTACCCAGGCGGCAGCATTGCGCTCGGACCGATGATGGGCCTCTCTGCGTCTTTCCTGCGCACTGCCGTTAACCCGCACAACCAGGACCATTCGCTCACCATTGAGCGTGCCTGCCAGTTAATGTCGATCACAGACGACGCGCGTATTCTTGCCGCTATGGCTGAGCAGCTTGGCTATTCAATCATCAAGCTACCGTCTTACGAGATCAGCGACGCCGCGATTTTGGAGAGCTATACCGCCATGCTGGCAGAGCTCGGCGAGTTCTCAGGAGCGTTCAATCAATCCCTTTCAGACGGCAGGATCAGCAAGAAAGAGTTTGATCACATGCGGGAAGAGATGAACCAGACCATCGCCGCGGCGCTGTCTCTGCTTGGACGCATTGAACAGCTGATCGATTAAGCCCCGCGCCCCATAAAAAATATAAGCAATCAGGTGATAGGTATGTTTACTGGTCAACGGCTTTCCAGTTGGATGGGTCCTCCCTGGAATGGAGGTGAAAGGGTAATGCGGACCTCGATTTGTCTAGAGTGGGTCGCTTGTCAACATAGTCAACAAAATCAGCAGGTTACAATATGTGGCTGAACTTCGATGACGTTGTTGCGCAGCTTCAGGCGTTTGGCCTTGATGTTACTCAGTCTGACCTGGTCATTGGCCAGCGCCGCCGCTGCCGTCACAAGGATGGCGGCAAAGAGAAGCGCGGCTGGTATCAGCTCTACGAACTGAATAAAGATGATGGATCTGGCACGCTGATCGTTGGTAGCTTTGGTGCCTTCTGGGGCGCAGAGAATATTGTCCAGAAAATCGAGCTGCCAAAGGCTGATCGCAAAGCCATGAGTGCTGACCAGATGGCAGCGCTCCGGGCAAAAATGGCTGAGGATAAAAAACGCGCGGCAGCCGAGCAACGCCGACGCAACGAATCGGCTGCGCATCGCGCCCGGGCTGGATGGGGTAAGTGCCTGCCAGTTGGCGAAAGTGAGTATCTGAAGCGCAAGGGCGTTGAAGGCTTTGGCGTTAGATTCTCTGAGCGCGGCAATATGGTCATTCCGATGCTGGACACCAATGGCCAGATCCACGGTCTGCAGGTCATCTACGCCAAAAAGAAGGGTGACCGTGACAAGGATTTTTGGCCTGCTGGTCTTGCCAAGAAGGGGCACTTCTTTTTGATCGGTGGAATCCCGGACAAAGTGCTACTGATTGCAGAGGGATACGCAACTGCTGCTAGCCTGCACATGGCCACCGGCCACCCGGTGGCAGTAGCGTTTGACGCTGGCAATCTAATGCCGGTCGCCCAGGCGCTGCATGATCGGTACCGCCGGACGAAGATTCTGATCTGTGCCGATGACGATTACCTGCAGAAATGTAAGGAATGCCGCGAATGGACGTTGGTTGCGCAGAAGGTTTGTACCAACTGTGGCGCAGAACATCGCAGTATCAACCAGGGCGTTGTCGATGCTGCTAATGCCGCATTGGCCGTTGGCGGCAGCGTGGTAGCACCGAAGTTTTCAGCAGAACGACCGATTGACCACAAAGGGCCGACCGACTTTAACGACCTGCACATGGCCGAAGGCCTGCAGGAAGTTCGTGCCCAGATCGAAACCCACCTTGCCGGCTTGCAGTGGGATGTTTCAGCCACCGTCGTTCCGGCGGGAGCGCTACACCAGGGGGGAGGGGAAAGCGGCCGCAATGATGCGGTTTCCGTAATGCCGCTCGATGACCTGGTGATGCGCTTCGTCAAGCTAGATGACGACTCAGGGGAGTCGGTATTCGACACCTGGACCAATAAGGTCGTGCATCAGCGCAAGATGATTGGCATGCTGCCAGCCGGTGTTCGGGGTGATGATGTAAAACGTCACCCGGTGTGGCTATCGCGTGCGTACTACATCGATCAGGTTGGATTCGACCCATCCTGCAAAGACGCGCACATTAAGCTCAACACCTGGCGTGGCTGGCCAATGAAACCAGCGAAGGGTAATTGCGAGCTATTCCTTGAGCTGATCCAGTATCTCTGCGGTAATGATCCAGACAGCCAGCGCTCTTTCGATTTTCTGATTAAGTGGATGGCCTACCCGCTGCAAAACCCAGGCGCAAAAATGCAGAGCGCCGTCATCATGCACGGCCCGCAGGGCACCGGTAAGTCGATGGTGTTCAAAACGCTGGCAAAACTCTATGGTTACAAAGGCAATCCATACCTGAACTACTCCATCGTTCTCGATCAGAAAGCGCTGCAGAGTAACTTCAACCCGGACTGGGATTCAAAGCTGTTCATCCTGGCAGAGGAAGTGGTCAATAGCTCTGATAAGTGGCAGCTTAAAAACGAGCTGAAAGAGCTCATCACCGGCGACACCATCAGAATCGAAGGGAAGTTTGCCAATGCCGTGCATCAGAAAAACCAGATGAATATGGTCTTTCTTTCGAATGAAGGCCAGCCGATTCCGCTGGATATTGGCGACCGCCGCCACTTGGTGATCTATACACCGCCACCCATGTCTGGTGCCACCTATCGAGAAGTCGTTGAACAGATGGATAACGGTGGCCTGGCTGCGTTTTACGACTACCTGCTCAATATCGATCTAACGGATTTTCACCAGGGATCAAAGCCTCCTATGACCGAGGCAAAGCAACGGCTCATTGATCTATCTGCAGGCAGCGAGATCCGCTTTGCAAACGACTGGATGGATGGTGACCTTGGACTACCTGTTTGCCCATGCCAGTCACCAGATCTTTATGCCGCCTATCGGGCCTATTGCCAGCGTAACGGGGAATCGCGGCCACGTAGCGCATCTCAGTTTTATAGCCAGCTGACGCATCACGGCTTTGTGAAAAAGAAAGCCCGGATCTACGAGTCTGCTACCAGCACACAAACGTCCGTAAAAAACATTGTCATACCACCCGGCAAAGGCGACCCGGCGGCCACCATCCATGTCCGCGATGTCTCGCAGGAGTCTCAACGATCAGAGACTGAAACAGAGACAGCCTGGCTGAGTCGGTGCTGTAAAAAGTTTGCAGATGCACTGCAGAGCAGCCAAAACCAGTTCGAAAGGATGGCTGCGTGATGCGTGTTCCAGCTCTGTTCCAGCTCTGTTCCAGCTGCTTCGTAAAAAAATATGTTTTAAATCATAGCTGTTCCAGATGTTCCAGATGTTCCAGCACTTTCACGCGCACGGGCGTAAGAAAACAAAAACGACAACTTACACATATATTTTTCTCGCGCGCGTATACAAATCATCTGGAACATCTGGAACATCTGGAACACAGTTGTTTTTATTGGATTTTATTTTCAGTTCATCTGGAACAGAGCTGGAACAGAGCTGGAACAGCCGCATGAGCAAGAAAAGCCTCCGCGAATCTATGCCCATCGTCACGGCGTTTATTGATGAGTGCCGGGAAGTATTCGGCGCTGACAGCATCAACCAATCCATTAAAGCCGGCATGGATGGTCAAGAAACCTTCTGGGCGCGTGAAAACGGCATAGAGATTGGCACACCCCGCAGTAAACCATTTGAATCGCTCACAGTGCCATGGGAGTGCCGTTAATGATACATTCCGTTAAACAGATCGAATTCGCCAGAATGCTCGGCGTCGATCGCAGCTACATCACCAAGCTCAAACGAGAAAACCGCCTAGTAATCGATCAGGATGGCCGCGTACTTGTTAAAGCATCCAAAGCACGGATTAAAGAAACTGCCGACCCCAACAGAGATGACGTTGTAAACCGCTGGAGAGATGAGCGCGGTGGTCAATCTCCAGAGCTTAACTCCGTACCTCCAGAGTTACCTGTCGACGATTCACCGGAAGAGCACAGCTACCAGCGTGCCAGAGCAAAAAAAGAGCACTTTCTGGCAGAGCGAGCCCGCCTGGATTACGAGCGGGAGATTGGCGAACTGGTGCCAATTGCTGATATGCGGTTGGCTGTGGCTGACGTAGTCACTACATTCCGGCAGGCGCTCGAGCAGCTGCCTTATCGCACGGGGCCCGATTTGGTTGGGAAAGACCTGGATGCCATTCGCGCCGTGCTGCGGCAAGACATTCGTGCGGCACTCACGGATATGGAGCGCGAGTTTTCGAAGCGCATGAATCAGGAAAAAGGCGACTCATGAGCGCGCTGGCAATAACGATTTCTGCGGTACGCCGGGCGATTCGCCCAAAGGCGCCGCTCACGGTATCCGAGTGGTCGGATGCCAATCGCGTACTTTCTGGCGAGGGTAGCGCTGAGGCCGGAAGCTGGAAAACATCGCGCACGCCCTACCTGCGCGAGATCATGGATGCATTGTCAGAAGAGTCTCCAGTCCGCAAAGTAGTCTTCATGAAATCGTCTCAAGTCGGCGGTACCGAGGCTGGCAGCAACTGGCTTGGCTACATCATGACCCATGCCAAGGGTCCGGTCGCCATTGTCATGCCAACCGAGAAGTCTTTGCAGGACTGGATGAGCCAGAAGTTTGACCCAATGGCCAAAGATACACCGGCCATTGCCGAAGTCATGGCCAGCCGTAGCAATCGGGCAGGGGATAACTCGGCATTCCGCAAACGCTTTACCGGCGGCATCTTCTACGCCAAAACGGCCGGCTCGACAGCCGAACTCAAGTCTACATCGCTGCGCTATGCCCTGGCTGATGAAATCGACGAATACGATTGGTCCACCCTGCAGGGCGACCCGCTCGGTTTGCTGGAAGTGCGTCTGACCACCTTCCATGATCGAAAGCTGTTTGTCGTCAGTACACCGACCATGAAAGATGCCAGCCGAATCGAAGAGCAGTTTGAGCTTGGCGACCAGCGCCGGTTCATGGTGCCATGCCCGCATTGTGATGAGCGGCAGCATCTGAAATGGCCGAACCTACGCTGGACTAAAACAGGGCGGCATTGCTCGCATGCCTGGTACGTTTGCGAGCATTGCGGTGGCGAGATTGGCGAGCACCTCAAGTCATCCATGATGTCGCAAGGCCGCTGGCTGGCGCATAACCCTGAAGGGCTCTGGCGCTCGTATCATATCAACGCGCTGTACTCGCCAATCGGTCTTGGCCTATCGTGGGCAGAGCTGGCTGATGAATGGATTGAGGCGCAGGACGATCCGTCGAAGCTGATGCGGTTCGTCAATACCCGCCTCGGAGAAACGTGGGCCGACAGGTCACATGACCTAAAGCCAAACGTGCTCATGGCGCGTGCAGAGCCTTATGCGTTGCGTACCATCCCTATGGGATGCCTGGTTCTAACTGCCGGTGTTGATACGCAAGATGACCGACTCGAGATACAGATTGTTGGCCATGGGATTGGCGAAAAAGAGTGGACCATCGACTACCACGTTATTTTTGGCAACCCGGCAGAGCAGCGCGTTTGGGATGCCCTGGCAGACTACCTATCGGCTGAGTTTACCAACGCCTATGGCAAAGCACTCCGCATTGAAGCCACCGCTATTGATACCGGCGGTCACCATACCCATGCTGTCTACAACTTTGTGCGCAGCCAGCGAGTAAGACGTTGCATAGCCATCAAAGGTGCCAGCCAGCCCGGTCGAATCATTCTTGGTAAGCCCAGCCATCAGGATGTGAACTGGCGAGGCCAGACCATCAAAAAAGGCGTGGCGCTCTATACCGTCGGCACAGATACCGCAAAGCACCTGATTTATGCCCGGCTTAATGGCGATGCAGACAAAGACCCCAGCGACCGCAAGATGCACTTTTCGACGGCGCTAGACCCGCAATATTTCGATGGTCTGGTCTCAGAAACTTATAACCCACGCAAAAACCGCTGGGAGATCAAAAAAGGTAAGCGCAACGAGCCACTGGATACCCGCGTTTACGCCATCGCAGCCAGCCAGCATCCTGAGCTGTACCTGCACAAGTGGCGTATTGCTGATTGGCGGCGTCGGGCAATGATGCTAGAACCGGAGTCTGCCGCATCCGAAGCTTATATTTCTAATGTGTCAGACTCAAAAACCGTTGCAAAACCAGCAGTTAAACCTAATAATGCAGCAAGCCGTATCCATAAAAAACAAAAAACATCAGGTGTGACAAAAAGCGATTGGGGATCGCGTCTCTGATGGATTACTTATGGAAATCAAAGCGCACGTTGATATGTCGCAGGTCATCGACTACTTTCGCGGCATACCAGATAAAGCACGGGCCGTATCGTCAAAAATACTGACATCAGCCGCATTTGACGTTAACGCCGAAATCAAGACCGCCATGCAACAACGGTTCAAGGGCGGCGCCACGCCTTATGCCTTGCGCTCGTTCCGGGTGATCAAGTCGACACCAGATACCCTAGAATCAAGGGTTGAGCTTCGCCAGGATTCACCGGGAAAGGGCACCGAATACAACAAAGCGCTTGGCCACTTATTCACTGGTGGCACCCGTGCCTGGAAAAAAATGGAAGGAGCCTTCCTTAAGACAGGCTATTTGCCGCCGGGTTACGCTATGGTACCCGGAGCAGCCGCACCGCTCGATGCGTTTGGCAACGTCCCAGCAAGCTTTATACGCCAGTTGCTCAGTTATCTTGGGGCCGCTGAAATGAACCTCGGCTATCGGGCAAATATGACCGATAAGCGCAAAGCAAAATTAGCCAATGTCGGCCGGACAGAAAGCGGCTATAAAACCATCAATGGCGCCGTGTATTTCATCAGCCGAGGCAAGGGTAACTGGTTCGGTGCCAGATCTTGGAAATACGGTCGATCCCAGAACTTACCAATGGGCATCTGGAAAAAGAGCGGCATCCATGGCGTCAAAGTACAGCCCGTCTTCCTTTTTGTGAAGCAAGGCACCTACAGCAAAGTTATTGACCTGGAGCAGATACTAGCCAGCTACCAGGAAACGAAGTTCATGCCTATGGTTGGACGCCACCTGAAATCAATTCTGGAGGCAAAGTCATGATCAACCGTGAGTCTTTGTCGCAGATTGATGACGCATCCGTGTCTTTGGTCTACGAAGTTACCGCCGCCATCCAGGAAGAGGTCGGCATGGCCGAAGCGTTTGCCAGCCAGATTGCCGAAGCCATCACCCGGGGATTACGACGCCGACTGGGCGGTAACCATGTATACGTCCCCAAGTTCAATGGCACGCAAGAGAAGCGCGAGCGAGATGCCAGCATCAAGCGTGAATTTAACGGCACCAACCTAAAAGAGCTTATGTCTCGACATGGCCTCTCAAAAACCCAGATTTACGACATCGTAAAGAGGTAATTAGTCGCAATCTTTACGTAATTCTGCATTATTGAGGTTTTTTATAGGGTTCTTGCCTTAGAGTTAATTATCCCCATAGCATGAAGATATTTGGATAGAATATGAATATCTCATGAGGGGGATGTTAGACATGAGCATCAAAAAAACTACAGTGACTGTCAAAAAGCTCAAATCTGGCTCTATCGTTACGATTATGACGCCTGAGCAGCAGATTGCTGACCTTAAACAGTATGGAAAAGAGATCCGTAAAAGCAAAGCCAGCGCGATTGATTTTCTAAAAAGAGCAGGGTTCATTGATGACAAAGGGAACCTTGCAGAGCCTTATCGCGCCTAATGTCTCAAATCTGGTCAACCTATGAGTACCAGCCAAGCTTCGTTCTTGGCTTTCATGGTTGCGATGAAAAGGTAGGCGAAGCTATCCTGAGAGGAAAAGAGGATCATCTCATTCCATCAGAGAAAGACTATGACTGGTTAGGCCACGGTATCTACTTCTGGGAAGGAAACCCGGCAAGGGCTTTCCAGTGGGCAGAAAACCGCAAAAAATCCAAAAAAATTAAAAAGCCCTTTGTTCTTGGGGCAATCATTGATCTTGGTCGCTGTCTTGATCTATTTGACCAAGGCGCGCTTGATAATGTTCTGGTTGTCCATGATGAGCTTATTGAGACCTACAGGATCGCAGGCATGCAGCCTCCAATCAATGTTGGAGAAACGCCAGATAAGGCCGGCAGAAAACTTGACTGCATGGTTCTCAATACTCTGCATCTGTACCGTTCAGCCAGAAACCAACCAGCATATGACTCGATCAGAGGCCCATTCTTAGAGGGCGGTGAGCTATACACTGGGGCAGGATTTCAAAAAGATACGCATATTCAACTTTGCGTCAGAAATACGGATTGCATCAAGGGCTACTTCAGACCGATCTTGAAGCAAACCTAGCTGTAAAAGCGCCTGCAAAGGCTAAAAAACAAAACACATAAAAAATAGTCCGGTTTTTGGGTAAAAACCGGAATCGCTTTTGCGTAGCCTCGGCGGCATGACTACTGCCACCGACATGCTCCAAAAATACCTTGCTGCCGAAGCCGCTGTCCTTGAAGGGAAAGAGGCACGCATCGGCGACCGGGTGTTTAGATCAGAAGACCTTGTTCAGATCATTGCTGGCCGCCGTGAGTGGGAGGCCAAAGTTGCTGCCGAGAAAGCGCAAATTGCTGGCGTTCCGAGCTTTGGCGGTTTACGCGTTTCTGTTGGGAGACTGCGATGAAGCGCCCAGGATTATTCCAGCGGCTGCGCGCCGCCATTTCCCCATCGGCAAGCTACGACGCCGCCAAGGAAACCCGGTACCGCAAGGTTATCCGCAAGAACACTCCGCCAAACCGGATGACAGAGGCCGCCGCTCTGCCTTTGCGCGCCCAGGTACGCAACCTCCAGCGCAATCACGACCTTACCCGTGGCGGCTTGCGTACGCTGGTCAATAACGTGGTCGGCCCCAATGGCATTGGCATCGAGCCGCAGCCCCGTCGGGCTGATGGCACGATCCACGAAGAGTACGCCGCGGCGCTGCGCTCTGCGTATAAAGACTGGTGCCGCCGCCCGGAAGTGACATGGCAGATGAACTGGGCGCGCTGTCAACGCATGCTGGCCTACAGCTGGTGGCGCGACGGCGAGGGCTTTGCCCAAGCTATCATGGGTCCGGTGCCGGGGCTTGATCACGGCACCCGGGTGCCCATGAGCCTCGAGCTTTTCGAAGCCGACATGGTGCCGCTGGATTACAACGACACCAGTAAGCGGATCCGGCAGGGCATTGAAGTCAATGAATGGGGCCGCAAACGGGCACTGTGGGTTTATAAAACCTCACCGCTCAATGATCTGAACGTTTTCCCCAGCGCTGGCAACCTGAAGCGTATTTCTTTCGACAACGTCATCCACCTGTACACGCCGGACCGGCTTCACCAGCTGCGGGGCGTTTCTGAGCTGGCCAGCGTTATCACCCGTCTAGATGACCTCAAAGATTACGAAGAGTCTGAGCGCGTTGCCGCAAAACTAGCGGCCCGGCTGGCGATGTACGTGAAGCGCGGCACGCCAGACATGTATAACCCGGATCAGATCCAGACAGATGAAGACGGCAACCCGATCCCGCGTGAAATCGAGATTGAAGCCGGCACCATCTTTGACGGCCTTGGCGTCGGTGAAGAGGTCGGCCTGATTGATAGTAAGCGGCCAAACCCCAATGCCGTGACTTGGCGTCAGGGCCAGTTACGGGCCGGCGCTGCTGGTTTTGGCATTTCCAATAGCAGCTTGTCGAAAGATTACGACGGTACTTATTCCGCACAGCGGCAGGAACTTGTGGAGCAGTACATCCACTACGCGGTACTGAGCGATGACTTCTGCGGCATGGTAGTTGTACCCGTCTGGGAATGGTTTGTGCGCATCGCCGACCTATCTGGCGTGGTGCCGATCCCGTCTGACGTGGTCCGTGAAACCGCTGACGATTGCATGATGGTTGCCCAGGCCATGCCCTGGATCGACCCGCTCAAAGAAGCGAATGCCTGGAACCAACTGGTGCGCTCTGGCTTTGCTAGCGAACACGAGGCAATCCGTAGACGTGGTGCAAGCCCGCAGGATGTGCTGGAACAGATCTCGTCTTTCCGGAAAAAGACCGCTGAAAAGGGTTTGACGCTTGAGTCAAACGCAGAAACAGACTGGACCGCAAAACCCGACCCCAACGCACCGGATCCGACCCCATAAAAAATAGTCCGGTTTTTGGGTAAAAACCGGAATCGCTTTTCAACACACTGACGCTTGACGCACCAAAAGCCTAGGAATTTTGGAGAACCCCATGAAGTGGTACGACATTAAAGCCCGTAGCAACCCCAACGCCGCAGAGCAGGGCAGCTCTGCAGAAGTCTTTATTTATGGCGACATCGGTGAATCCTGGTGGGGCGAATCGGTCACTGCTGCCGAGTTCGTTAAAGACATCGCCGCATTGGACGTTGAAGCACTAACGGTGCGCATCAACAGTTACGGCGGCTCGGTCTCTGACGGCATTGCCATTTACAACGCCTTGAAGCGCCATAAGGCCACTGTCACCGTTTCGATTGATGGCGTTGCCGTATCCATCGCCAGTCTGATTGCCATGGCTGGCGACACGGTTGAGATGGCAGAAAACGGCCTGTTTATGGTGCACGCCCCTTGGGGCGCTGCGCGAGGCAATAGCGCTGATATGCGCGAATACGCTGACCTGCTTGATAAGTATGCACAAGCCATGAGCACCAGCTACGCCAACAAGACGGGCAAGTCGATTGACGACTGCCTGGCTTTGCTGACAGACGGTGCTGACCACTGGTTTACCGCTGCCGAAGCCATGGCTGAAGGCTATGTCGATAGCCTTTCTCCGGCGCTAGCGGTAGCCGCAAGTTTTGATCGGACGGCATTTGCCGCCCGATCCAAGAACCCGCCTGCCGTTACGGCAGCCGGTACCCCTGTGGCAGCCGCCACATCACCCAAGGAGCAATCTATGCCTCAAGCCAATCCGGCGGCTCAGCAAACGCAAACCGCCACGCAAACCACACCCATTAACGAAGCCGAAGTTCTGGCCGCAGGCGCTCGCGCCGAAGCGGGCCGCCGCGCTTCGATTCAAGACGCATTCAAGCCGTTCGCCAGCCAAACCGGCGTTGCCGATCTGCAGGCTTCCTGCGAAGGCGACCTGGAGTGCTCGGCCGAGCACGCCAAGGCAAAGCTGCTGGCACATCTCGGTAAAGCCTCGACTTCGGCCGCCGGTAACCATGTAGTCACCGTGCAAGACGAAGCAGACACCATGCGTGCCGCCGCCGTCAACGCCATCATTGCCCGCGCTGGCCTGATGCAAGATTCAGACAAGCGCCGCGCAGCCATGCAAGGCAACCCGTTTGCCGGCATGAAGCTGCTGGATCTGGCTAAAGCATCGCTTGAGCGCTCTGGCGTCAGCTGTGCCGGCCTCGATCAGCGCAAGATCGTCGCCATGGCGTTCACCCAGTCGACCAGCGATTTCCCGATCCTGCTGGAAAACACCATGCACAAGGTTCTGCAAACTGGTTACACCGTTGCTGCAGATACCTGGAAGCGCTTCTGTAAGATCGGCAGCGTTTCGGATTTCCGTGCCCATAACCGCTACCGCACCGGCAGCATCGGCAACCTGGATACCCTGAACGAACTTGGCGAGTTCAAAAACAAAACCGTGCCGGACGGCGAAAAAGCACAAGTGCAAGCCGACACCAAGGGCAACATCATCAACATCAGCCGCCAGACAATCATCAATGATGATCTGGGTGCCTTTATCGGTTTGGCCGATACGCTGGGTCGTGCTGCAGCACGCACCATCGAATCCGATGTGTATGCACTGCTGGCACTAAACAGCGGCCTTGGCCCGGTTCTGGCAGACGGCAAAACGCTGTTCCACGCAGACCACGGCAACCTCGGTACCGGCGCCGCCATCAGCATGCTGTCGCTGGATGCAGACCGCGTTCTGATGCGCAGCCAAAAGGATGTGTCTGGCATCGACTTCCTGGATCTGACCCCGGCTGTACTGCTGGTGGCCCTGGGTCTTGGCGGTCAGGCTCGCGGCATCATCGGCGCGCAATACGACCCGGACACTGCCAACAAGCTGCAAAAGCCGAACATTGTCATGGGCATGGTAGGCGACATCGTCGACTCGCCGCGTCTGACAGGCACCCGCCGCTATCTGTTCGCTGACCCGGCCACTGCACCGGTGGTTGAAGTCTCGTTCCTCGACGGCATGGAAGAGCCGTACCTGGAAACCGAACAGGGCTTCGACGTGGATGGCGCTCGCTGGAAAGTCCGTCTGGACTTTGGCGTGGATGCCGTCGACTACCGCGGCGCCGTGACCAACGCCGGCCAGTAACCGACCTCTTAATCAAAGCCGCCCGGAGAGCCCGGGCGGCGCACGAAAGGAAACATCATGACTAAATTGTTTGTTCAGCCGGGTAATGTATTGGATCACAGCCCGGCGGCTGCCGTAGCCTCAGGTGCTGTCGTTGTTATCGGCGCACGCGTCGGCGTGGCTTTGGCAGACATTGCCGCCAATGCTACCGGCTCGCTGCAAGTAACTGGCGTATTCCAGCTCCCGAAAAAGGCTGCTGACACCATCGCCCAGGGCGCACTGGTGTACTGGGATGCTACCAACAGCCAGATCACGACCACCGCATCGGGCAACACCTTGGCCGGCTTTGCAGCAAACGCCGCTGCCGCCTCGGTTACCAGCGTCAACGTCAAGATCAACGGCTGATCGGTTCTGGAAATGGGAAGCTTTGCTGCCATGGAACGCCGGATTCAGACCGGGATTATCGCCAAAATCGGCAATGCCGATGTCGCGATTTCCGGTCTGGGCTTCCGGGCAGTAGGCATCTTTGTTCCAAACCGGCCCGATGCGCTGGATGGCATGGTGCAAGCCAATAACGACATTATCCAGGTCAGCCAGTCTGACATGACATCAGACGCGCTTTTGCACATTGAAGGCGGCGGACAGATTCTGATTGATGGCGTTATTCATAACGTGCGCGCCATGCCATATCCGGTGGATGGGTTCTGGGAGTTTCCCGTAAGGAAGGCATCATGAGCTTGCGGGCAATCATCCTTCAAGCCATTGAATCTGCATTGTCAGCAGCCACCGGTGCACCGATCTACCGAACCCGGCGAGACCCGATTCCGGAAGAAAAGCTGCCGGTCATTGTTATTGAACCCGATAGAGAGCCAAACACCCAGCAGGTGATTGGCCGTGTCGATGCGTCTTTGACGGTTGCCGTTTCGGTGCTGTTTACCGGTGCCGTGACCGACCCGCAAAACGACACTCTGATGAGCCAGATTCAGCAGCTGCTGGAGTCAGGCATCAGCGCCGGCACGCCCGACGATGGGGTGCTTATCGGCCCAGACCACGACATTGAATTTACCGACGACAGCATTGACTTAGGCCGCGCCACATTCCGCGTGGCTGCCAGCTACGTCCGACCCGCAGGAGAAGCCTAATGGCCAAAGAGCAAAACCCCGTTGATATGCCCGTTCCCTCCGAAGGCGGTAGCTATATCCGTGATGACAAAACAGGCGCGCTGACCCGCGCCACAAACCATCAACCGACTGATCCGGCAGCCGAGCCTGCTTCGCCCGTAAAGGAATAACCATGCCACGTAACGTACGCGACTCGGCCATCCTGGCCAAAATTGAAACCACCTACGGCACAGACGCCACGCCTACAGGCAGCCTGAATGCCATGCTGGTGTCCAACCAGACCGTTAACCCGCTTAACGCTCAAAACGTTGATCGGGCCTTGCTCCGCCCATACCTTGGCGCGTCTGAGCAGCTGGTTGGCACAAAGTACATTGAACTCACGTTTGATGTGGAGCTTCAAGGATCCGGCACCGCCGGCACCGCCCCGGCTTATGGCCCGCTGCTCCGCGCTGCCGGCATGGCTGAAGCAGTGACTGTGAGCTCCCGCGTTGAATACACCCCGATTTCTGCCGGGTTTGAATCCGCAACGATTTATTACTACGACAGCGGCGTGGTTCACAAAATGCTGGGCGCCCGTGGTGATGTTGAAATCAAAGCCGGTGTCGGCGAAAAGCCCGTGCTGTCTTTCAACTTTCGTGGCCTTGATGGCGGCATTGCCGCAGCATCAACTCCAACCATTGCTGTGAGCAACTTCAAAACCCCAGCCGTCGTAACAGACGCTAACACCTCAGACATTCTGCTGGGTTGCACCTATGCTGCCGGCTCCCTGTCTGGCGGTACTGCCTACCCGAGCAAAGGCCTCTCCGCAAAGCTGGGCAACAGCGTTGACTTCATTGCCCTGGTGGGTGGCGAATCGATCGACATCACTAACCGTGAGGCAACCGCTGCAGTGACGCTGGATCTGACCGCTGCCCAGGAAATCACCATGATGGGCAACGTCATCAATAACATTGCATCCAGCATCGGACTGACCCACGGCGCTACCGCTGGCTACAAAGTCACTATCTTTGCCCCAGCAGTACAGCTCCTCAACCCAAAGAAAGAGGATCAGTCTGGCCGCCGCATGATCGGCTTTGACGGTCGCTTGCTGCCTTCGGCCGGCAATGATGAACTACGTCTGGTGGTGGCCTAATGTTTCGACTCCAACCGAACCCGACTTTTACAGCTGAAGTCAAGATTACCACCCCGCAAGGGGTGGTACCACTCAAGCTCGAATTTAAGCACCTGGGCAAAAAGGCATTGGGCGAGTGGACCGAAGCATCCAAAGGAAAACCCGATATAGAAGTTCTTGGCCCAATTATCACCGGCTGGAGCAATGTCTTTGACTGCAACGGTGAGCAAGTGCCATTTAGCCATGACGCCCTATCGCACCTGCTTGGAGATTACTCACCTGCAGCGCGTGAGATTTTCATGGCTTACGTGCTGGCATTAACGGAGAGCCGAGCAAAAAACTAAGGGACGCCGCCAGGCACTGGGCGCTTGGCGGTAGGCAAGACCTAACAGCCCAGAAAGAGGCTCTCAAGGCATTTGGCCTTGAATCCGATTTAGAAGAGCGTGAAGAGGAATGCGTCGATCTCGACATCTGGCCAGAAAACGAAGTACCGCTATCTGTACTTTGTTCTTTGCGGACGCAATGGCTACGCGGCGGCATGGATGGGGTCATTTATGGCCTCAATTACAGCGCTTTGCCTCTGGTTATGCGATATCAGCGCGTACCTCATTCCGACCAGCCTGAAGTATTTGCCGCTCTTCAAGTGCTTGAGCTTGAAGTGCTCTCTGTGATCAATAGCAATAGGTAAGCCATGGCAACTATGTCACCAACTGCAGTTATTCGGCTTGGGGTAGACCTTGCAAGTCTGCAGACAGGTTTACGCCAGGCCGCAACGATTGCCGAACAAAGCGGCCAAACTATTAAAGCGGGGCTACTTCGAAGCACTGACGAAGCAAGCACGAAGATTGCCGCTGGCTTGAAAAGCGCCTTTACGCTGGATGGCGCCGTTGGAAAAGCAGGACTCGCTATTGCCGGATTAAGCGCAGGTGTAGGTATTGGTGCACTAATCATGCAATTCAACAAGGCGGTTGATAGCGTTGCAGCCTTGAAAGACATGTCAGAACAGACTGGGGCATCAGTAAAAAGCCTGTCAGCCATTAGCGCCGTGGCAAAAATCAGCGGTATGGATATGGAAAACCTCGGCGGCGCTCTGGGTAAGCTTGCCGTCAACATGGAAGCAACGGGCGGCCCTTCTGAAAAGGTCCGTGATGCTCTTAACCGTATCGGACTGACTTCCAAAGAACTCGCCGGCATGGATACCGGTGCCATGTTTATCAAAATCGCCGAGGCGATGAATAAATACGAGGATTCTGGCGTCAAGGCAGCAGTCGCAACTGAAATCTTTGGCAAACAAGGCCGCACACTCCTGCCATTATTCAACGACATGGCCGAAGCTGGCACGCTGGCTGCAAAAACTACAGCAGAGCAAGCTGAGATGGCCGACGCGTTTGATAAAAACCTCAAGCGCCTCCAGATTAGCCAGGACTCCCTGTTTAAGAGCATCAGCATGGAAGTGCTGCCAGCTGCTGACGCATTTGTTAAGGCCCTAACAGAAGCAAATACATCAACAGATAGACTGCGCGGCAGCGTCGATGGATTAGCGCAAGATGGAAGTATCAAGGACTGGTCAGAGGCCGCCGTGACTGGCTTAGCACTGGTTATCGACTCGCTTGATGTTTTGCAACGCGGATTCCAGGTAACGGGAAAATTTATGGGCGCCCAGGCAGCCCAGATTGCGCTGTTATTTCAGGGAGAATTTAAGGCGGCCGGTCAGGTCATGACCGAGTTTTATGCCGATTATGAAAAGATTGCCAGTCGTACGTATCTCTCTGGCCGCCTGCAGGAAAAGATGGGTGCTGGCGCCGTTGCGGCAGCTGTAGCCGGCTCAGTCAGCAAACCTTTACTTGAATCAAATGCTGGATCTGCTCCAGCAAATAAGGCAGGTGACGGATTCTTGCAGGGCCTACAAGCCCGTATCGAGAAGGCGGACCAGGGCGAATACGCCATGCTCCGCTTGCAGGCTGCAGAAAAGGGTGTTCTCGAAGCTGCCGCACCTCTTATTGACCAACTTAAGCGCCTCGATGAGGCACGGGCTGTCGAAAGCTACCGAGATGCCTTGGCCGACCAGAATCTTGAGCTGGAATACCAGGCAAGCCTAATCGGAAAAACAGCCAGCGAAGTCGCATTGCTCAATGTGCAGCATAAGGCTGAGCTTGAGCTCAAGAAACAAATCGATCAAATCGAGCGCAGCAAAGGCGCCGTATCTGCTGAATCTCTAGCCCAGATGCAGGCAGCCATGGAAGCATCAGTTGCTATCCAGCAAGCAAGCGTGACATCGCGCCTGGCAATCGAACGCCGATGGGAAACGGGTGCAGATAGAGCATTTCGAGAATATGTTGATAGCGCAGGAAATGCTGCGAAGGGAATGGAAACGCTTTTTGGCAACGCATTTCGTGGCATGGAAGATGCGCTAGTTCAGTTCGCTATGACCGGAAAGCTCAATTTCACAAATCTGGCGAACGGGATTATTTCAGACATTCTTCGCATGCAAGCGCAGGCGGCAACTGCTGGTCTTATTAAATATCTCGGCCAAACACTTGGCAGCATGTTTACAGCAGGGTCAACTGGAGACATGACAGGAAGCACCCGTCTTGAGAATGGCGGCGCCATGGCCAACGCCGATGGCAATGTCTTTTCCGGAACGCCATCGCTATCTCAATTTAGCAACAGCATCGTAACTAGCCCAACATTTTTTAAAGCAGGAAAGCTTCATGCCTTTGCGCAAGGCGGAGCCTTATCTGTTGCTGGCGAAGCAGGAGCTGAAGCAATCTTGCCATTGAGCAGAATGGGCAATGGCAAGCTCGGCGTGCAATCTAGCGGCAGCGGCGGCGTCAATATCACCGTTAACAACAATGGCAACAATGCCCAGGCAACAGCTAATGACCGTGGTACCGACGGATTTGGCATTCGGCAGATTGAAATCATGATTACAGATGTAGTCGCAAAAGGCCTTGTCTCAGGCCGGCTGGATACGGCAATGCAGGGCGCCTTTAATCTGCGGAGGGCAGGCAAGTGACGACATCCATCTATACCTGGCCAGCCAGCCTGCCGCAAAAGCCATTGGCCAATGGCTATAACGAAGGCTTTCAGGATACGGTCATCCGCTCCAAGGTTGAGTCAGGCGCTAGCAAGGCGCGTCAGCGCTATACCCGGCTTCGTAAGCTGGTAGATGTTGCCTTTCAGATGAGCACAACCCAGAAAGCAACCTTTGAGACATTTTTATCCACCATTGGTGGCGGTGCCTATGCTTACAACTGGCCGCACCCGTTAACCGGTGCTGCCCAGGTTGTTCAGATGACAGGCCCGGTCACCGGCCCCAAATACCTGGCACCCAATATCTGGCAGATCTCGTTTCAGCTGGAGATCATGCCGTGACCTTCTCGACCAACTTTGTGCGCGCCATGGTGGAGCAGAGCACCAGCCAGGTATTTCTCTGGCTGATGACGCTAGAGCATCTTGAATCCGGCACCAAACATTACATCGTCAATAACCTAGACAGCATTACCAGCCGGGGCAATGTTTATACAGCCTTCCCGTTTGAGTTTGTGCTTCCAGAAGACGACGGCAATACGCTGCCAGAGGTACAGATTGCCATTCGATACGTGAGTGATGACCTGATCCAGCTGATTCGTCAGTACGCGGACGGGCTATCAATCACGGCAGAAATCGTACTGGCATCCAACCCGGATGCACCCGAATACAGCATTGACCAGCTCAGCGTTAAAAGCGTTGATTACGACCTAAACCAGATCATGCTGACGGCAAAGGTTGAAGACCTGCTGAATCAGCGGTTTCCGGCAGATGACTTTTTGCCGCGCTCGTTTGCGGGGATGTTCAAATGATTGAACACCTGATCGGCATCCCTTATCAAAACCAGGGTCGCGACCCGCTGGTTGGCCTGGATTGCTGGGGTCTACTGCGCGTCTTTTATCGGGATGTAATGGGCATCGATCTGCCGAGCTACAGCGATACCTATGAAGACGCCTTTGATCGGGCAACCACCAGTATGGCGATTCACAACCATAACCAGCAGTGGGTTCGCGTTAGCGAGCCGCGCTACGGGGATGCCGTGCTTTGCAGAATTCGCGGCCTTGATTGCCATGTGGGCGTCTGGCTCGGCAATAACGAAATGCTGCATACCAATGCCGGTCATGACAGCGGTATTGCCAGAACTGATAGCGTGAACTGGCAACACCGGATCTCAGGTTTTTATCGACACATATCATACGCAGGTGGCAGCAATGCTTGAGCAGGCCGTTAAAACCATTCCTCTCAAGCCAGTCTATGAGGGCATTGTTACCAGCTACCGGCCTTCGCCGTTTGCGGTACCGGGTGACTTCATCACCCACCACGCCCGTGCAGGGCAGAGCATTGCCGAAATTATTGAAGACATCGCCCCGGATTGGCAGCATCCTTATTTGCGCGTTGTATTGAATGATGAGGTAATCGCCAAAGACGATTGGGCGCTGACTGTACCCTGCAAAGACGACACGTTGAATATCATTCTGGTGCCGCAGGGTGGCGATGCTGGCCAGATTTTCAAGATGATTGCAGTGATTGTAGTCGTCGCCGTGGTTTCCTATTTCACAGCGGGTGCATTAGGCCCGACCGCAGCTGGCGGCATGGGATTGCTCTCATCTGCAGGCGCGGCCGCTGCAGGTGCGGCTGTTGGCGCTGTCGCAGGTCTAGCCGCAAGCCTTGCGCTTAATGCGCTATTCCCGCCGCCAGCCCCTTCAACTGCTAGTACAGGTAGCTCAGGCGTCGCAGAAGACCCGGTGTATGGATTCAACCGCACCAGCAACACTGCCAACCCTTATGGTTGTATCCCCAGGGTATACGGTCGCCGTAAAGTGCTGCCGCTACATGCGATGAATCCGTACATCATCAGCTCTGGCAGCAATCAATTTCTGTATCAGATCTTTACAGCGGGCTATGGACCATTAGCCATTGAACAGATCATGATTGGCGATACGCCGATCGGTAACTACAAAGACGTTGAGTATTTCATCCATGAGGCATTTCTAGCCGGCGATGAACTCAAGATCTGCAAAGAGGATGTCTGGACAGATCCTTACTCAATCAACCTGCTGAAAAACTCGGCTAGCGTCCGAAATACCACTGAAGACGCTGAGCGGGTTGCCATTGATATTCAGTTTCCGATGGGGCTTTATCAGGTCAATAAATCCAACGGCAATCAGCAGGCATGGTCGGTTGATTTCAGCGTTGAAATTGCCCCGGTGGGTAGCAGCACCTGGTCTCCGATCAGCGCCTTTGCGCCGACGGTAGACGGCAACGGGGTTTCAATCTATTCAGCAGTTACGTCGAATAGCTGGGAGGCGGTCGGCAGCCCCTATGCTGAAAACCCCGCTTACCCAGTAGTTGATGCCTTGCCAGAATCCAGTAGCCGCACCGATGGCGAGATGCTGACGACGGTGTCTTACGACGAAAACGGCTACGCGACCTACCAGAACCACGTCAATCACTACACGTTATCAGGTAGCAGCAACACGGTTCGGGTTTCCGGTCAGTTTACCCGCGCCTTTTTTGCGACGATTTATGCCACCTTGCCAACGGCTGGCCAATACCAGATTCGCGTCACCCGATTGTCTGACGACCAGGATCCAGCCACTACGGCTGTTTACTGCAATTCCTACCTGTCATCAATCCGAACTTACAAGAACGCGCCGCCCGTTGCGCCGGACAAGCCGATTAGCCTGATTGAGGTCAAGATTAAGGCAACCGACCAGCTAAATGGCTCGATCAACAACCTGTCTTGCATCGTCACCAGCAAGCTGCCGGTCTATGACGGCAATAACTGGGTGATCCAGCCAACCAGAAACCCCGCATGGGCCTATCTGGACGTGCTGCGTGGTAATGCCATTAAAAAGCCCATTGCCGATCAGCGTATTGACCTGGATGCATTTAAGGAATGGGCCGACTGGTGCAATGGCGCGATGCTCAACGCACCGGGTATGCCCAGAGCGATGTGCGACCTGGAGATATCAAGCCAGAGCACCATCTGGGAAACCTTACGACTGATTGCTGCAACCGGCTATGGCGCACCGACGTTAGCTGGCGGCAAGCACTCGATTGCAATTGATCGCATCAAAGATACCCCGGTGCAGCTCTTTACCCCACGCAATACGCTGTCATTCTCGGCATCGATCAACTACCTGACCCGACCCCACGCACTGCGGGTGTCTTACACCCCGGAAGACAGCGCGACTGCTGATGAGGTCATTGTTTATGACGATGGCTACAACGCTACAGGAACTGGCGGCAAACAGCAGGCCACCAACTTTGAGCCATTGAAGCTGGTCGGCATATCGCGTTATGAGCAGGCCTACACCATGGCGCGCCGCGCCATTGCCCAGGGCAAGCTCCGGATCGAGACCTGGACAATCAATACCGATGTTGAAAACCTGCTGGCAACCCGTGGCAGCTTTGTACGTTTGGCACATGATGTGCCAAAGCTCGGTACCGGATGGGGGCGCATTACCGGCATCACTGGCCAGACGATCACCCTGGATGAAGACTTCAAAGTCACTACCGGCAGCCTGATAGCACGCGTCCGCACAAAAACAGGCGAGCAAATCGACTTTCCGATCTCGGCTGCACAGGGCAATCGTGCCACGCTGACTGGCAATATCAGCGTAATCTCTGAAGGCGATGTGCTGGTCTATGGCGAATCCAACCGGATCACCATGGATTGCCTGGTGAAGTCGATCCGACCCGGCCCAGACCTCACGGCACAGCTCGAACTGATCCCCTACGCCCCGGCCATTTATACCGCCGAAGTGAGCGAAATCCCGGAATACGATCCCAATGGTAACCAGTGGACCGGTGGATCCGCTGGGGGCGGTACCGGTACCAGCAACAAAACAACGCCCGGGCAGGTTACGGCGCTTAAGGCCAGCGCCATTGTCACGTATGACAACAAGGCACCCCGCATCAGCATAACACTGAGCTGGGGTAAGCCAGTTACCGGCGGCACGGCCGTCAGCTACAAAATTTATCACCGAGACGGCGGCACCTGGAAACAGATCGGTCAGACGGTGGATCTGTCCTATATTGCCTTCGACAACTACCAGTTTGTTGATGCCGATGGTAACCCGCTAGAAATGGCCGGCCGCTCCCTGGTATTTGCCGTCAGCGGTGTCGGTGCAGATGGCAGCTCATATCCGCCTGAAACCGCCGCCAGCGTCAGCGTTACCCCAATCGTCGATCCGTCAGCCAGCGCGGCAACTCTAACAGCAGTGGGCGGCGTCTTTGAGATTATCCTCAGCTGGAATTATGCCAATACCGGGTTCGATGCAGCCTTTGCCGAGCTTTGGGGTGGAACAACAAATAACCGGGCAAGTGCCGGCCTGGTTGCCAAGGTTGCTGTACCTCAGAAGGTCTACCACCACGTTGGCCTGGTACCTGGTAGCACCTGGTACTACTGGATCCGATTCGTTGATGGCAAAGGCGGCTTTTCTGAATGGTACCCGATCTCATCAACGGGCGGCGTCTCGGCATCGCCGAGCACGGATCCGACAATCATTCTGGATCAACTGAATGGCGCTATCGACACCACGCAGCTCGCCGAGGAACTTAACCAGCGCATTGACTTGATTGATGATCCGGATACCGTACCCGGATCTGTGCGTGCGTTGATCAAGACAGAGACGACGAATCGTACAACCGCAGATTCAGCGCTGCAGTCTCAGGTAGCAACGATTGCAGCAACAACCAATACCAATGCTGCGGCAATCCAAAGCGAAGCAACGGCACGGGCCAACGGCGATTCGGCTAATGCCACAACGATCAATCAGGTGCAAGCGCGACTAGATACGGGGGACTATGCTGCAGTCAAAGTGCAGTCCAGTGCCAGCGCAAGCGCAATTACTGGTCTTAATGCCAAATATAGCGTCCAGGTCGATGCCAATGGTGGTGTAGTTGGCATCATGCTTAACAGCAATGGGGTGGGCACAGGCAGCTTTATCGTCAGCGCTGATTTCTTTAAAGTCTACAAGCCTGGATATACGTCAATGCCGATGTTCCAGGTTGGCACCGTCAATGGTACTACTGCCGTCGGCATCAAAGGTAACCTGATTGTCGACGGTACGATTGTCACCAATGGGCTTGCCAATAACTCAGTAACGATTCCGCTATCGCAAACATCTTACGATGCGATTGGCGGAAACGGCGGCACACAAACAATCAATACAATTTACTACTACGCGGCTTACCCGAGCTCTGTATTGATTATTTTTAATGGCCGACAGAACTACGACTCAGGATCCAGAAACACTCAAGCAAACATCCTTGTTGATGGATGGGGCGTAACTGCCAACGGTATTGCAGGCGCCATTAACGACTATGTTGCAATTAGCTGGTCAGGTGTATTAAGCGTTGGGTTTCACACGATAACAGTGGATTGGCACGGCCAAGACGGATCTGTCCGTATTTCCAATAGAACGCTATCTGTTTTAGGGACAATGCGATGATTCCTTACACCATCTATGACGAGGCCTCTGGTGAAATTATTATCACCGGAACAACCCTTGCTGAAAGAGACGTTAGCTGGCAAGCGGGGCCAGGCCAGAAATGTATTTTTGAAATCAGCGGCGCGCTTCAGTACGTCAGTAACGGCGCTGTTGTAAACATGCCGCCAAAGCCGACCGGTAACTATATTTTCAGTTACTCGCTTAAAACATGGGTTCCGGACATCAAAGGCGCAGAAAAAGACGCTCTTAAAAAACGAGACCAGCTTCTGGCTTCTGGTCCAGATCGGGTCAATCCGATGTGGTGGGAATCAATGAGCGCTGCCGAACAGTCTGAAGTTTCCCAATATCGTCAGGCATTACTCGATATCACCAACCAATTTGGCTACCCACTCGATATTGAGTGGCCGCCGCTCCCTTCTGTATTTGAGAGGTCGCAATGACAATCACAGTCCCTTCTACTAAGCGCGGCGATGACTGGTCGCTGGTTGGTGTCTACAAAGAAAATGGCGTCGGCGTGAATATCACTGATTTCACAATTCGTTGCCAGTTGCGAGATGCCAATTTAAACCTGATTTCAGAATTAACGGTCACAAAGGCGAATCAGACAACAACCCCTGGCGGATTCGTATTAAGCATCCCATCCGGAACAGATACAACAACATGGCCAATTGGAAACCTGCAGTCAGATATTGAGTTTGTGCCCTCTGGCGGCAGAAAGAAATCGACAGAAACCTTTTTAGTGCCAGTTGTTGAAGAGGTGACAAAATGACTATTACCGTTGAGCTATTACCAGCCGTAACGCCTAGCGTTACGCTGACGGAACCTGAAAGCAATTTCTCTGTTGAGCTGGCACTGGTTCAGATTGGTCAAAAGGGCGACATCGGCGATGTCAATCCGCTCAGCATCCAAGCTGTGGCTGATGCCCAGGCAGCTGCAGCAACCGCAACAACAAAGGCCGGGGTTGCAACTACCAAGGCATCCGAGGCTAGTACAAGCGCCACAGCTGCAGCCGCATCGGCAAGCAGCGCCTCAACCAGTGCCGGTACATCCACAACAAAAGCCTCAGAAGCTACCGCTAGCGCAACCGCAGCCGCCTCGTCAGCCACCAGCGCCTCAACCAGCGCTGGCACAGCGACTACCAAAGCATCGGAAGCCAGCACTAGTGCTACGGCTTCCGCATCCTCTGCCAGTAGCGCGTCTACCAGTGCAGGCACGGCAACTACCAAAGCATCTGAAGCAAGCTCCAGCGCCACGGCTGCAGCCACCTCGGCTAGTAACGCTTCAACGAGTGCTGGTACGGCGACCACCAAAGCCTCAGAAGCCAGCGCTAGCGCCACAGCCGCCGCTTCTTCAGCATCCAGTGCATCAACCAGCGCAGGCACTGCAACCACCAAGGCGTCAGAGGCTACTACCAGCGCACAAGCGGCTCTTGATCATGCCGCTGCTGCAGCGATTAGCGCGTCGTCTGCCGCCGCATTTACCGGAACGGTTGTTATGCAAAGCAACCGTATCGATACCGATATTTCAGTACCAGACGGCTACAACGGCGTCTGGTTTGGCGATGTTGAAGTTGGCCCAAACGTCACCGTGACCGGGCTAGGCAATTCCACTTTACGAGGGCTATAAAATGAGCACAGCAGTTTTTGACAACTTCCAAGCGCCGGGTAACCAGCCGGCCTATTTCCCATTCGGCATCCGTATTGCCAATGGCTACAGCAACGGCATCAACCAGATCGGTGTTGCTGGCCAGCGCGGCTTTGGCACCGGTATTTGCCCCGGTCCGCTGCCTGCCGGCATGGGTGCCATGATGGGTTATAACGACCCGGCCTCAGATAACTACGGCAACTACCAGTACACCGACGGCTCGGTCATGGTCTGGGTACCGGCTTTCTTCTATAAGTACGGCACGGGCGCCAATGGCCTGACGCTGAATGCTGTGGACATCAAGCCATTTTCTGCCTACGCCACCGTGGCAGACGCTAATGCCGCTGGCTACGCCCTGCATCGCGCTTTCTACGATGGCGGCGCTGTGCAACAAGGCTTCTTTTTCGACAAGTATATTGTCAGCAACAACGGTGGCATCGCTTCCAGCCTGAAGAACGGCATCGTGCTGACTTCTGGCCAACGCGGTTCTCTGTCTACCGCCGTGTACTCGGCGCTGACCGGCGCTCCGGCAAATAACCTGGGCGGCTCGATTGCTGCTGCCAAGACTCGTGGCGCCAACTTCTTTGCCGCCAGCCAGTTCCAGCGCGGCGCTCTGGCGCTTCTGGCCTATGCCCATGGTCAAGCCTCGACCAGCACCACGTACTGTGCCTGGTATCACGCCACTAATAACTTCCCGAAGGGCAATAACAACAACGCCCTGGGTGATGCGCAAGACGCGGCTATCCTCTACGTGGCTGACGGTAACGGCACGTATCCCGGTTGCGGTAAGACTGGTTCGGCTAACCTGTTTGCCCGCACCACGCACAATGGCCAGAACAGCGGTATTGCCGATCTGA